AAGATAAAACCAATGTTCACTGCTCTAGTGACAACAATGGATAAGTATGAGGAGGACCAAAGTATAGCTGGAGGACTTATTGATGTATCAAAGAGAGCTGGAAGCCTCAAGGAATATTAGAAGGTTATTTCAATTGGTGACTCAGTTAGAGGTATTAAGGTAGGGGATTTAGTCTGTATCAACCCACAGAGGTTTGCTGTTAAAAAGCATGAAGCTGGGAGTCTTAAAGATGGTATTATAGGGGATAACCCTGTTATCACATATAACTTTGATACTATTCAGATAAATGGGGAACAGTGCCTTTTACTCCAAGATAGAGACGTAGATTTTATTATAGAGGATTATGAGGAAGTCACTGATGACCCTGTAACCCAAATTATTCAACCAGAGAAAAAGAAACTGATTTTATAATATATTAAGCCCATTAGTATAATGCTGATGGGCTTTTTTAGTTTAAGGATATGATAAGATTATTTAAATATGAAAATTATAAAGTGACTATCTCTGAAGAAGCTATCCTGCTAAAACCATTCAAAGCTATATGGAATAGGGATAGAACTAAATCAAAAGATAGAGCACTTGATGAATTGGGATTTATATATTTCTTCTGTGACCCAAGGTCAGATTACCAGTATCTTACTGATGAGACAGAAAGGAAGAAAGCTATAAAAGAGGGTGAGGGTTTACCTGAAAAATGGGAGCCTGACAAGCTTGTACTTGATGCTATGGATTTCTATAATAGCTTTAAACCTACCTCTGCCTTACTACTTGAGGATACTAGGTATGCTGTTGACAAGCTTAGAAAACTACTAAAGGATATTAACCTTGAGGATAAAGATGATAAAGGTAAACCTGTATATACCCTAAATACTATCACAGCTACTATAAAGCAGATACCTTCTCTTGTAAAGGATTTGGATGAAGCTGAAAAGACTCTTACATCAGAGATGATGCAGAAAGGTAGAATGAGAGGACAGGGAGAAAAGACAATATTTGAGGATGATTTAAATGCTTAATTATGAAAGCAGAAGATATAGTTGAAGGATTAAATAGATTCTTAGAAGAAAGAAGGACAGAATTAAAGATTAAAGCTAAAGGATTCTTTGTACTGCAAAGAGAGATTAATCAGCATCCTACCTTTAAGGCATTTAAGGAGTATAGGAATACTCTATGGTATGTCAAAGGTTCTAAGAAAACAAGAGTTGTAGTTGTAAACCTAACTGAAAAGGTTATTGACCCTAATTCAGAGGATGTTACAATTAGGAAGATTAATACTGAACTATCAAAGCAGATATTTGGGTTAATATCAAAGGACTCAAATCTATTTATAACAGATGAGATAACATGGAAGTAATAATGAATAAATACCAAACTCCCATTACTTAGGAACTAATGGACAGTCTGCCCTAGGAAGTATAGGACCAGCTATTTGATGTTCTTAACAATGTGGAGTTTATAAGAAGACTCATATCACCTGCAAGGGGTTATGCCAAGGATAGACCTAGGGATAAAGAGGGTAAGATAATAGTAGACCTTGCCAATCCTCATATACTTGAAAATATGGACTACTTTAGACCCAGTGCACTTGCATACAAGAAGAATGGTGGTATGTATACTCTTCTAAGACCAAATGCCAATCCTAACAGTGAGTATGGTAAGTGGATTAGGGAGGAAAAGAGAAGATGCTGGGAAGGTTATGTAAGACCTTCAGATGGAGAATGGGTTCCAGGACCTTTATACTTCTATATGAACTATTGCCCTATTATTCAGTCAAAAATTAGAAAAGGTACTAAGCAGGCAGACAGAATTATAGATTTTCCTGAAATGTGGGAAGGTATATATTGGAGATTTCATTACATGGACTAGGCTAGAAATGGTGGTATATATAATGAGTTTCTAGGAGGTAATCATGGAGCTGAACTTGCATCCAGAGGTAAGTCAAAGTCATATAGTATGGCATCCATCCTTAACCATAACTTTATACTAGGTGAGAATAGTACAGCTTGTAGGGAGATAACTTCCATAGCTACTGCTTATTAGAAAGAGTACCTTATAAAGGATGGTGTACTTAATAAGTTTATATCTATGGCTAACTTCTGTTCACAGCATACCCAATTTCCAAGGAAAAGATTAAAACAATCTTTGTAGGATATGGTATGGGTAATGGGATATAGGGATGTTGACCTTGACATAGAAAGAGGGACTTAGAACCAAGTACTTGGAGTATCATCTAAGGATGATGAATCTAAGTTGAGAGGTAAGAGAGCTGCTTTTATTGGAATTGAGGAGTTTGGAACATTTCCTAGACTAATTGACTTATATAATGTAATGCTTCCTTCAGTACAAGAAGGTGATTATGTATTTGGACTTATGTATCTTCAAGGTACTGCTGGTGATAATGAATCTGACTTTGCTGGTGCATAGGAGATTATGTATAACCCAAAAGGTTATAATATGTATGCTTTACCTAATGTGTTTGATAAGAATAATCAAGGTAAAAAAGACTTTGTATTCTTCTTCCCTGGATATGTAAATAGAAAAGGATGCTATAATAAGGATGGGGTAAGTGATGTGGTACTTGCTTTAGTTTAGATATTAATGAATAGGTATAGGGTTAAATATAACTCTACAGACCCTAATACTGTCATAAAAACTATAGCTGAGGTTCCTATTACACCAGCAGAAGCTATTGTAAAGACTGGTGTAAATATGTTCCCAGTAACTGACCTTACTGAGAGACTAGGATAGATAGATAATAATCCAAGTGAATATGATGATGTATATGTTGGTGAACTTGTAATAAACAAGTCAGGAGAAGTAGAATATAAACCTACTACTGATAAACCTATCAGAGAATTTCCACATAAGGATAATAAGATAGTAGGTGCAATAGAAATGTTCTAGCTTCCTAAGATAGATAAGAGCACTAATAAACCTTATGCAAACAGGTATATATTAGGGTGTGACCCTTATGATGATGATGAATCAGATACTATGTCATTAGGTTCTGTATGGGTACTTGACTTATGGACAGATTCTATAGTTGCAGAATACACAGGAAGACCTATGACTGCTGAGGAGTTTTATGAAATATGCAGGAGAATGTGCTTATTCTATAATGGAAGAATGAACTATGAGAATAATAAGAAGGGTCTATTTGGACACTTTTCCTCAAGAAATTCATTATATCTTCTTACAGACATATTAGATTTCCTCAAGGATAAACAGATGATGAAAGAAGGAACTGGTAATAAGGCTAAGGGTACTAATGCAAGTGCTCCAATCAATGCTTATGCCAGAAACCTTTTAAGGAGTTGGTTATTAAAGCCTGTACCTATGGTTAAGGTTATTGATGGTGAGGAGCAATAGGTAATGGTACCTAACTTATATACTATAAGAAGTAGGGCTTTACTAAAGGAACTTATTAACTATAATACTGAAGGAAACTTTGATAGAATCTCAGCTATGGGTATGTTAATGCTTTTAAGATAGGACAAGATGATTCTTTATCAGAATAATATAAGTCAAATC